GCCTGTGCTGGTGAGCAGGGCGTGTTCGGCTCCCTCGCTGTCTTGCAGGGAGAGGCCGCCAGCACCGAGGGCCTTGACGATGTTTGACACGCAAGTTCTGAAAACTCCAGAAAGCCATTCCAGTGTAGCCATGCCAAAAACACGGGTTCCGTTTTGGTCTGGCAAAAGGTTCGTCATTTGCGCCCCGTTTGCGATTGGCGTCAAAAATGTTTCGTTTGCGCCGCGTCGCAAAGCCGCAACTCCCATCGTGTTGCCAAACGTTTTTTCGCCTCCAACCGTCTGATTCCCGGTCAGCTTCACCACGGCGTTGTCATTGGCCTTCTCCACATCCAACTCATTGATCGCCGCCTGCACGGTGGTCGCCGCAATCCCGCCCGCTGGGGTGTTGGAGATCGCCGTTGCCGCGTGTGCTGCGGTGGTGTCGTCGATGTGCGCTGTCAGGTTCCCGGCGACCGTCGCCGCGCTCCCTGCGGGGTCCGCCCCGACATTGGCCGCTGTCAGCGCGTCCGTCCCGCCCGTCGCGTGCGTCGAGGCGTGCGCGGTCGGCGTGCGGGAGTCGGAGAGGCGAGCGTCGTTGCCTTGCGCTGCGGTTCCTGCGCTGTTGCCATAGGCCACAGCGTGCGTGTTGCTGCCGTCCGCGTTGACGGTGTTGCTTATTCCGGTGCCGGGGCGGACGGGGCCGTGGGTGGCGGTGTCGGTGTAGGACGTGATTACGTTCCAATCCAGCACGGTTCCGGTGGGTGGGACTGGCGCACCGATAGCGCGGACTTCGAGCGGAAATTCAGCGGCCTTCGATCCGTTGACGCAAATCAAACATGTGTATGCCCCGTCAAAGTCGATTTCGTCATCAATCGTGATCGTTGCCGTCCCATCCGCTGCGGTGACGGTTCCGGCGAGGTCCAGGTATTCGCCGTCCTCGTCGTAGAGCTTGATCCCGGTGGATAGGCCCGCCTCGCCGTTCTGGACGGTGAGCGCGATTTCGTAAGGGCTATCCCGGTAGAGAAAGCGCGGGTCGAGGCTGTCCACAAAGGCGCAGTCGAGCAGGTCAACGGAGAGGTGGATGGTGGATACGGTTGCCATGATTTTATTTTGGTGTTCGGGGTTGGTTTTGTCAAGTGGAAATCGTGACGACCGCCTGCGCGTCAACTAGGGCGAGCGTGTAGGTGGCCGCCTGCCTCGGTGTAGCGGTGTAAAATGGACGGATGCGGGCGGCTCCCGGTAGCGCCTGGCAGGACCGCGCACCGCTCGCCTTGGACGGCAAATTGAAACGCGTAGGTGTCGGACCAAACATTTTCCTTTCCGACGCCTTCCTTCCACGCAAAGAGCCACTTCGCGGAAATGCGCTTTGCGGACTCCACGCAACTGAAAACGAGGCACATGGTGTCAATCCTACCGCACTCGGGAAAAGGCGCGTCTCTGAATCCGTGGTGTCCCTTGCCGTCCCATGACGGGCTGACTCCCATCACGTCCGCAACGCAATCCCATTCAGGCTGCGGTCCCCGTATCACGCAGTCGGCATCCCAAAGGATCACGCGGCCCGCGCAGTCGTCCGGCAGATAGGCGGCGAATCCCGTTTTCTCATCGCGGCCCCGCCAGCTTCCCGGCTCCGGCGCGATGATGACGTGCCGCGCAGTCCAGCCGTATTGGACCATGCAACGCCGCTGGTATTCGGCGAGGCTCAAATAGTTGTCGCCAACGGCTGCCACCACATAGGTATCGGTGTTCACGCCGTGTAAGCCTCCAGGCTGCCGGACAGCGGTTCCCGGAAATCACTCCGCACGATTTGGCGGATGTTCGTAATGCCTTCCGCGCCCGTCGTCACGATGGCGATGGGGTAGTACACTTTTGAGGCTGGGAGTGAGCTGAAGGCGATGTCCAGCAAGGTGATGCTGCCGGAACTCTCCGTGCATTCGCTTTGGGCAAAGGCCACCCCGTCGCAATACCATTGCTTAAGAAAAATATCGGTGTCGGAAGGGTCCGCCACCACCACCGTCAAAGGATCGTCCGGCGTGTCACCCGATTTGCAGCCTTTGCGAACGTAATCGACTTCGAAAAGGATGACGGTCTTGCTGCTGAGAGGAATGCCGGAAATCGTGGTGCGCGGCATTTCCACCATTCCGGTTGGAACTTCCTCCTCGGCGCTGTCGATAAGGATGGTCCCAATGCCTGTTGGCGTATCGTAATACCCTTGAGAATGCAGTCCAGCGATGAACACGCCGGGATTCACGCTCACGCGCGGCAAACCCCCGTCCACGCCGTCGGGAACCACCTTGAACGGGTGCGTGTCCGGGGCTATCGCGCTCGGAACCGCCGATATGGTCGGCCCGTCCGCGCCAAGGGACACGCGCACGCCCGATCCGCCTTTGATGCCGGATAGCCATTCGATGGCCTCCGCAACACGGTTCGCCCAGGTTGCGCCTGGGATTTCATTACGGGAAAGGCGTTTGATGTTCATGGGATTCCCGCGCCTCCGGTGTAGAGTGACGCGCTCCACTCTTTGACTCCCCACCATTCTTGGGAAATCTGGAATCCGCGTGTCGTTGCCCTGACAGAAGGCGGGCGTTTAAGCCACTGGTACGCGGTTCCAAGCGTTGTCATTGTGAACTTGGCGTAGCTGTTCGGTGTCGGTGGGGAAACGACTTCAAACACGTCTGCAAAGCTGGCTTCGAGGTCTGATTCACGGCCCGCGTTGATGGTTTGCCGGATTACGTAAGCTTCTTCCTCGAAAGAGTCCGTCCCTTTGATAAGGTGGGATCCAAACGTGTACCCGACGCTGCCCGCTGTGCCGTAGGTTCCAGCATCCAAAGCGGTCTTGTCAAGAGTTCCGGCCCGGTATGCGTTCCACGCCGCTGATACATTCGCATCACTTCCCCACGTCGAAAAGAACCGCAAGTCTTTCGTCTGGATGTTTGGCAGGAGTTCCCACTCCGCTTCGGCTTCGGCTTGCAAGTCCGTGCTGATTTGCGTCTGCCCAGGTCCAGGGATTGGCGGGTAGGTTATGCGGATCGTGCCGCCATCGCGCAATTCGCCGCTGTAGGAGACATTTGTGCCTAGCGATTGGATATAAGTTCCCATCGCGGCGGCTGTATCCGCTCCCACTGTGATCGTGCGGGTCTGCCCGACGCCGGGAGTGAAGTCGATTGATGTTTCAAGGACTTGTGCGCCTGTTGCTCCGATGGTTCGTAAGGGCATGTTAAATTCCTCCAACGGTCAAAGGTTGGTTGCGTTCCAAACTGTCGGCCATGCGCCGATTAAATTCGCGGATTTGCTCCTGAATACGGATTTGCCTATCGAGTGAGGTCTGCACTCCAGAGGTTCCGCCCCCGCTGAATCCGCCAATCTTTTCCAATCCCGCGCCTGTGCCGTAGGATAGGCCGCTGACACCTTCGCCAGATTGGATTTCGGCAAGTTCTTTCGCGGCTTCATTTGCCGCGTCTAGCTGCTTATAGGTTTCTTCCGTGCGGAGTTTGGCCGCTTGTGATTCTCTGGCTTGTGCCTCTTGCGCTTTCTTAAATTCTGCATCCTGTAGCCGCGTGATTTCCTTTTCCGCGTCTACCATTTTGCGCAAGTAGTCGAGGCGCATTTCGTAGGTTTCCGCGTTCTGTGCGCCAAACTCAAATTGACGGCGCTCCTCCTCGAAAAAGCGGATTTGATCGGCATTGGATTTCTTCTGAATGTCAACCCTACGCTGAAACTCTATGAAAGCCTGTTGCGCGGGAGACTGTGCAAAGGCATCTACTTCCGGCGCACCTGTTGGAGATGTTCCGCCTGTTGCTGTTGGCCCCATTGCAGCGGAAAGGGCTGCTTGTGCAGCTCCCTCGATGCTGTTGAGTTTTGCAATTTCTTTGGCGTAGGTTCCGATTGCCACGGCCCCGACCAAAAAAGCGTCTAGGACTTGCGCCCCGAAATTCCGAGCCGCCGTTTTGTTGCGGGAAAGCCTTTCTTCGATTTCATCAAGCCTGCCAATCAAGTTTGTGTCCATGATTTGCCCCGAATCCCGCATACGGGCGTTGAGAGCCTCAAACCCATCTTCCGACGCGGAAATAAGCGCGTCCCTAAGCTTTAGGGAGGATTCACCAAGCAGCATGTTCGCGGCGGTTGTTGCGGCGGCTGTTCCGCTGTTTTCTTTCATGCCCTGCCCTACGGCTTCAAGCGTTTCCTCAAGGCTCATTTCGGAAAGCCTTGCCATGCTGATACCCAGGGCTGCGAACGAATCCTGCGAGGCTTTGTTGCCGTTGATCGCCTGCGCCTGTTGCGCTCCTACCTTCATCAAAGCGGCTTGAAATTCGCCAAAGGAAAGCCCCGCCTCCTTTGCCACGACCTGCAAACTCTGCACGGTTTCGACTCCAAGCCCGGTTTGCTTTGCGAGGTTATCCACTTCGTCAGCAGCGGCAAGAGCGGCCTCTGCAAACCCGATCACGGCGCGGGCTGCAAATGCTCCTGCAATCATCTTGCCCGCCTTTGAAGCAAAGCCATTGACGCGGCCTAGTGCCTTGTCGAGTTCACTTGTGAACGGCTTGGAATCAAGCGTCATCCTGTTTTTGATTTCAGACACAGAGAGCCTCCGCCTTTTTGAATTGGTCGCGTTCTTCTTGCCCGATGTAGTCGCGTCCGCCGTTTGCTTCAATCTCTACCGCCTGCCAACACATAGCGCGCGCGGCGGGATAATCCCATGCCTCCGCCTCGGTCTGGCAAATGCGCATGTGCAGGAGGTTTCGCACGGTGAGCCACGCAAACGGGGCTTTAAGGGGCTTTGATTTGCCGTCCTGCCAGTACTCCGGCCAATCAATGCAAGCGGCTATGTGCGCGTCTACATAGACCCTGTACGCCTCCTTGTCTGGAGCGGCGTCAAACAGTTCATGGAGACGGAAAATAGCCGCCTCCAGTCCCGCTTCGTCATCATACAAGGCGAGCAGTTCGGACCGCGTTTTTGATAGCACAAGGACGGATTGCAGTCGGTCCTTGTCAGTGATAGGCCCGCCGATTGCATAGGGGGATTGCAGGACTTGCAACTGCCAGACGTGCCAGACAGTCAGCGGAAAAAGCGGATATAGACCGTCCCCCGGTGTGATCGGGGGAAGGTCAGTCTTTGCAAAGAGTTCATCCGCTTTTGCCATAGCCTTACAAGCCGATGTTTGTCAGCGAGAGAGACACGCGCCAAGCGGATTTGCTCTGGGCAATCTGGCAGGAATCGACGAAGAACGAGCCATAGGGCGCAAGGGTGGCTTTTGCTCCTTCCGGCCAATGGGTTTGAATGGTGGACTCCGTGTGAGTTCCGAGGGCCAGCAAAGTTGCGCTGATTTTGGCATCGACTTTGTAAACGACGCGGGTCAGACGCGCCCCGGTCACGGCGTTGTCAAAGTCCTCTTGGTCGATGTCCGATCCGCCGGGTGTCCAATCCTGGACGTGATAGCCGGCGGCGGAAAGGTCCGGCACGCCGAGTTTGAGTGAGGTTCCGATCTGAGTAGCCATGATATAATCTCCTGTATAGGTGGTTAGGGATTTGGCGTGTGCCAAACGGTGGTTTCAAAAGTGTACGTCGAAGTGTAACGGCGGGTTTCTTCGTCAAGTCCGTCTTCCCCCTGCATCGGCATCCAGTCCATAAAGCCGACATGGGTTCCGGCGTAGCTTCCGAGAAAGGCCGCCATCTGTTGCGACGGCTGTTCGACAAAGCCCTCGACAAGCCCCTCAATGGTTGACAGCTGTTCCCGCGTGTTATCATCCGCGCTTGCCTGACAGGTGATTGATCCAGTCACTTTGATGTTGAGCAAGTCGTCCTGCTCCTGCACGGGTTCAGACGTTGAGCAATGGATTCGGATGTGGGTTGCGTTTTGCTCGGTCAAATCTTGCCCGACAATGACCTGTGCGGTTCCAACGGGCAGAGCGGTTCCGCAATAGGCCAGAAACGCGGTCTTGATCGCTGATTCGGCTTTGCGGCGGCGGGATAGGTAGGTCATGCGGCGGCCCTCGCTTTTCGTTCAGCTGCTTTGACGGCGGCGGCAAGTTCCTTCGCCATCCCCTTTTCGCGCTTTTTCAGCACAAAGTCATTTTGCCTACGCCAGCGGGAGGCATACTTGGCGTTGTTTGTAAAGCTGATTGAACCGTTGCCAGCCGGTGTCATTCCGTCATGCACTGAGCCATTGCCGGGTGCATGGCGGGAGACGAATGCAGCGGCCTTTTTTCCGGCCCCAGTGCCGCGATAGATATTGAGTGTGGGCAACCATCCGGCCTGCAAGTCTCCGATGCGTTTAGCGCGTTCCTGCACGGCTTTTTTCAGCACGGAGGGTTTGACGATCAAACGGTTTTGAATGATCGTGCGCCCGCCGTCCTTTTTTGTCCACCTTCCGCGCCCTTGTACACGTCCTGTGCGCGGGTTGCGGTATTTGCGGATGTAGTCGTTGATCGTGTTGCCTTGCGGGTCGTATTCGCCGCCTCTCGATGGATCGACAAACAAGTCAGTTGCATAGGTTGGAATGATCGTCATTCCATTCACGACGCGCACCTTTTCTTTAAGCCTCAAATCCGCCGTTTTATTTCCAACGGTCAAAATGACGCGCTTTAAATCGTTCTCGATTGCGTTGCGTCCGCTTTTCAAATTGCCGGGTTTCCCGCCTGATTTGAGCGGCGGAAACGCTTTGATAAGCTGCCCGCCGACAATGGAGACTTGTCGAAGCATGACGGCTTTGACTTCGACGCCGTACTGCTTGGCGAGTGCGTCAACGCCGCGCCGGAAGCTGGCTTTGTCAGTTGTTATTGATGCCGCGCTCATGTCGCCTCCCATGTCATGCGGATGCACCCGCCTGTTGCGCTGCGGGTCTTGCTGTCTGTCAGTCTCAAAATGGTCCCGGCGTATGTCCCCAAAGTCCCGATGTCCGGTATGGTAGAAAAAAGCGATTCGTCGATGATCGTCACCATGTTGCGGGAGACTTTGATTCCCGCCTCGGTCAACTCTTTGACGGTTTCGAGGTCGGACGCGAGGCAAGCGTAGGACGTGCCGGAAATGGTGATCGTTTTACCGATCAGGCTTGCGGCTTTTCCTTGCGCTGCTTTTACGCGGGCGTCGTAGCTCATGGCGTTGTAAGGGTTGCCCACCGGGAGGGCGAAACGAGGAGACAAAGCCCCTCCCGGTGAGCGTTCGGGTTTAGCCGAGGAGTTTCGCCACGAACTCGGGCTTCCACACCTTGACGCCGTAGATGGCAGAGACTTCCATCATGGCGGCGTGGTAGCCTTTGTACATGTGCACGGTGAAGACCAGCGGGCTGCGGTCATCCGCAATCACCAGCTGTTCCACGGCGGCGTCGCCTCCGATGGGGTCCGCAACGGGACGGATCGCCAGTTCACAGGCGAGGCGGTGCAGGCCGATGTTCGCCGTGTGGCTTCCGCCAACGGTGATCGTGTCGCCTTCGGCAGCGGCAACGCGCAAGCCAGGGGCGGCAATGGTGATCGTTCCGCTTGCGGCGGTCGCTCCGGTGGTGACAACGTAGGTGTTCACCGAGTCGCCTTCCATCGTGATGATGTCGCCAGCCTTGATGCCCGTGGTGTTCGCGGTCATCGTGCCGTAGGGAATCGCGGTGTCGCCAATGGCGAGCGCGGCGGTGGTGACGGCATTCACGCCCGCGCCTTTGGTGTGAGCCGCAACGTTCGCGGATTCACGAATGGCGAGGCCGTACATGTCGAGCAACGCCCCGCTGCGGAGGGTGCTGTCACTTCCGGCGGTGTTGGCCTGCCAGAGTCCGGCGATTTGACGCAGTTTGGTCCCGGCGCTGGTGTCGATAACCAGCGAGAGGTCAGACTGGGGCGCACCGTTGTCCACAAGAATCTTGCGGGCGTCGGCGATCACGTTGAAGTTCGTGCCGAACGGGGTGGTTCCGGCGGTCCCGGTTGCGCGGGAAGCGGCAGCGGACAGGGCCACGCCGATCTTCGCTTCGATCGCGTTCACGATGCCACGAATGGCCTGCGCGAACATCTGATCGACGGCGGTGGAATACTGTCCGATGTTGGACAACTTGCGGGCGTTCTCCCCTGTCATGGGGATGCGCACGGAAGCCGCGCTGTCGAGGGTCAACTGCTTGACGCCGATGGTCTGCGCGTCGCCATTGGGGATGGTCATGGACGGGCTGATCGACGTGTTGACGGTGGGCTGGGAGGTCACGATGGAATCAACAGTTCCGCCAGTTGAAACCTGGTCGGAATCGGTGTTGGTCAGAACGGACGGGATGAATCCCACCAGTTCACGGGCGACGGTGTCGCGGGCACGAAAAATGTTTTCGGCCAGGGCAGTCAGGGTAAGAGCACTCATGTCGTATTATCCTTTTGGATAGGGGTTAGTCGGTGATTTTTCCACCGTTTCGGAAAAACGAATTCTGTGCCAGCGGGGAGAGTTTGGAAAACTCCGCACGGGCAATGGTGTTGGGGTCGGCGCCTTTGCCAGTCGGGACGCCTTGGCCTTCGCTTTTCGGCACTTTGCCGGATTCAAGCATGGCTTTCAGCTTGTCCACTTCGCATTTGGCTTCTGCCAATTCAGCGAGGGCGGCGGCTTTGGCGGTGGCCTCGGCTTCCTTCTCTTCTTCGATGCCGTCTTTCTCGCCTTCCATTTCGGCGAGCTTGGTTTCGATGGCCTTTTTCTCTTCTTCAAGAGCGGCGAGGCGTTTCTGGAGTTCGTCCTTTTCGGATTCCTCCGCTTTCACCTTCTGTTCGAGGGTGGCTTTTTCTTCCTGCAACACGGCAAGAGAGTTTGACAGGTCTTTGACCTGCATGGACAATGCACTCATGGCATATCTCCTTTGGTTAGGTAGTGGATTTCTTCGATTGCGGCCGACATGTCGCCAACCGCATCAACAAGACCGAGTTCGACAGCGCGGACGCCGCGCCAAGCCCTCCCGTCAAGGAGGGATTCGTCAAGCCTCCGCTGTGCTTGGACGTGGCCGAAAAACATTTTGCCCATCGGGGCTATCACTTCATCCCGCAAGTGGGTAATGTGGGCGTCGGTGATCTCCGTCCCGTCTTCCCCCGCGCCTTTGTGTTCGCCCGTCGCAATCATAATGGTGCGGAGGCCGCTCATTTCGTAGGCTTTGGAAGAATCCCGCAGGACCATGTAAACGCCGATGGACCCTACCGCGCTTTCTTCTGCGGCATACAGCGTTTGCGAGCAGGCGAGCCAATAGCCAGCGGAAGCGCAGGCCCCGGCGACGTAGCCGACAACGGGCTTCGGGAAGTTGGCGAGAACGCGTGCAACGCCGGGGATGCCGGGAAGGTAGCCGCCGGGGGTGTCGTACACCATCAAGACGCCTTTCACATCTGGGCGGATAATGGCGGTTTCAAGCTGTGCGGCGATCTTTTCCATGCTGCAAAGCCCGAACATCTCTTCCGCCCATTGCGGGCAAGAGGGAACGGTCACGCCTTTGACGTGAATGTGCTGGATGCCGTCAAACACGAGACTGCCCGCGTATTCGTCTTCTTCGCGGGTGTCAGCCGGCATTCGTGCCACGACTTCGCAAAGGGCGCGGTGGGCTTCGGGCATGATAGCCCAAACATCGCCGTAAAGTTTGGAGAGGGCAGAAATCATTCTTCGCCTCCGGTCATTGGCATTGCAGGCGATTCTTCGCCTGGACGTTTGATGGTTAGAGGCGAGCGGATTCCGTTTGTCACGGCCCAATCCGCGTCGGCTTCCGTGCCCATCGGCGGGAGGTCCATGAGTTGCCGAAAATAGATTTCATCCGCTTTTTGCGGAGTGACAACGCCAGCGCGGACGGCAATGCCGTAACCGTTCAACAGTTGCACCAATTCGCCTACTGTAGCCATTTGTTGCCTCCCGTCTTTTGCGGTGTGGGTTCGCCTGAATCTTCGGCATCATCTTCGCCGTCATTTTCGGGCGCGTCTTGGAAGTCGGGTTCTGGCTCGTTGCTGATTTCCTGATCGGCCTTATTCATCTCAAGTCCGGCGTTCGGATTGCCCGCACCAGGGCGGGCGGCGTTGAAGAAAATTGTATAGTCAACCGGAACGCCCGTCGCGTCTTGAATCGACTTGGCCCGCTCAATGGCGTTCGTGATCTCCCGCTGGCGTTCATCCCACACGTCTTTGAGTTCTTTGTTGGTGGCCTTGAGGATCTCGGTGATCGTGCTTCCGCCTCGTGCGTATTTCGCGTCCCATACCTTTTCCACTTCAAGCGGCGAAAGGCTCATTTGCGCGGGAACGGACCATTCAACGTGTTTTTGGTCTGACACTTTGTAGCCGTTCATGGTCCGCGTCGGTGCAGGCGCAAGAAAGCGGCGGGCGATGGCGTCGGCAATTACCCAATCTGTGACGCGCTGGGAGGCCCGCACGACGTAGTTCCAGAGACGCAGCTTGGTGTGTTCGAACACCAGCAACTCCCCGCGTGTGGCGGCGTAGGAAGCCCCCGCAAGCATCATAGCGATGCTGTAAGGAATACCGCAACGGGCGCAGGCGGCAACCTCTTGGCGGTTCATGTAAGGGATATGTTCGCCGGAAGGGGTGCGGCTTTCGACGGCGGCAACGTCACGATCTTCGGGCAAATCATACCATGTCCCTTTGTCGGTTTTGATCGCCACAAAGTTGTCATCCGCTTTGCTTGTCAGGGTTGAACCAAGCGGCATGTCATTCAGGATTTGCCCGCCTGCTCCCTTGCCCGTAAACTTGATCGTTTGTTGCGCTTCGAGCAGGACTTTAAGCTGCATTGCCTCGGTGGTGGAAACGATCTGCTGCATCCGTGGAACGATGTTCGCAAGGACGGGGATGCCCTTGCGTTGACGGGCACGGAAGAACGGGGCATGTGCATGGACAACGCCGGATGCGGATGAGAAGACGTCCTGCACGGTGGTTCCGGGCTGAATCTGGAAGTTGTAGCCTTTGACCTGTCCGCCGGGGATGAACACTCCGTCATCCCACAGGCTTTGATCCGGCATGGTGAGCGGGTTCCGGCAAAGCTCATATTCCATCCATTGCAGTTGCATGGTTTCAAGGGTCCGCAGGAAAGACCCGCCGCGCAAATGGAGATCCATGATAAGCAGCTTTTGACCTTCACCGAAAAACGGGAGGTCGCGGCCTTCAAAGTCGGAGTTTTCAGACCACATCCTCATGTATGCTTCCGCGTCGTCGTTCCAGGCCTCGTTATCCGTGCGGAATTGCGGCAAGATGCCAACACCCACAACGTGATCGGTCAAGCGGTCAAGCATGGTTGAGACAAGCCCGCCGTCATTGCGGTAGAGGTCCGATATTTCACGGATCATGCTTTGACGGTCAGCTTGCCCCAGGGCTTTCGATTCCCCTTTATCGCCGTACCATCCCCGCGTTTGACCCTTGTTTTCGCGGGTGCGCGGGGCTTGGTTCGCGGCCTCGTAAGATAGAAACGCCTTTTCGCGTGCGCGATGTTCGGCAATGGAGGCGGCTAGTGACGGAGAGATGTAGGATTTCAGGCGGTCAAGCGCGTTCATTGGCTTCCCCCTGTGACTTGCGCAAGAGCCATATACCCCTTACGGCCTGTCCGCTCCTGAATGGCTTTGACTTCCAGCCACTCGATATGTTTCTGGAGTTGGTCAATCGAAAGATGCTGAAATGATCCCGACAGCGTGGAATGTGAAGCCAATTGACCTGACACGATAGCCGCCAAGGCGGTTCGGGCGTCGTTAAGCTGTTGCGCGTAGGTAGGGACTGCCATTTGCGGCAATATCCGCAATCTATTTTGATTAGTCAACAAAATAATTTTGAGTAATCAAAATTGTCGTTTTGATTGGTCAAAATTACAACGCCCAAATCTGCGTCTCGGACCTTGGCCCCGTCTCGAAGATCGGGCGGTAGTCGTGGGACAAAAGCCACTCGGTACACCATGCGGCTTTAGGGTAGTCGGGCCACAGTTCGATGCCGATAATTAGCGGGCGGGATTTCAGCCCTTGCAAGACGTAGTGTTCCGCGCCTTCACAGTCAATGTTCAGAATGAGAATATCGCCGGGGTCAAGGTCCGCAAACGCTACGGTCTGGACGTTGAATGTCCCGCTTCCTCCTTCCGTGGGTTTCCATGCCCCTACAAGCCCGCTGCTTCCCCCGTTGTCTGTGAGTTGCAGGGTGTGGCCGGATTCGCTGTATACCGCTTTCTCAATGATCTTGGCGTAGGGCAGGGCTGTCCGTGCGGCTTCGACTATGCGCGGGTTGGGGTCAATGCCGATGATATCCCAGGACTGCCCCATTTCCGCAAAGTATGGCAGGGCGGAGATTTCAAGCGGCCCGATCCCGACCTCCATGATAGTGCCGCCGTATGCACTGCGTAAGACAGGTTCGGCAATCCATCGCCAGTTGATCCCCCATCGGCATTTTTTCCACTGTTCAAAGCTGCAATGCGCGTTCATCGTTTCCCCTTTCGTTTGTTGGCTTGTTTTTTGGCGGTGGTGACCTTTTCGACGCAATTCATAATGAGCGGGAAGGGGATGCCGTCCAATGGCCCGCATACGCCTTTGTGCGCTGTGGGGCATTGCGGCGGGAAGGGACCTCCTCTACCATGCCAGAAGCACGGAGCACAACCTGATTTTGCATTGATCCCTATGACGTATGGCGAGTAGCGGACCCGCAAATCTGCATCAATCACGCTGAAAAGCGCAACGGTGGGGATGCGGAGAGCGGCGGCGAGGTGCAATAGGCCGCTGTCCTGTGTCAACATTGCATCGCACGTCTGCATCCATGCCGCTGTCTCGTGCAGTTCCAGATTGCCAGTCATGTTCACGACTCCTTCAATGTCGCACTCGGATTTCCCCGGCCCGCCGAAAAGATAGACCTCCCATCCTGCTTTCAAGAACGCGGCGCAGTAGTCGCCTATTTTGCTACTGGTTCGGCACGGCGCGGATGATCGGTCCTGAATCCCGACGCGTGGCTTCTTTCCGCGTGGGGTGGTTTCGACTTTGACTTTCGGCGGGTAGTACGCGGGCGATTTGTCTTTGACGGTTGCCGGGTCAATGCCGGCCGCAATCAGGAAAGCGTCGGCCATGTGATCGGTGCGGTTGAACTCGACAGCGTTTTCGAGGGTAATGATTTGACTGTACTTCCGCGCCTCTTCGATGTCGAACGGGTAGGGTTTGACGGACCTGATTCGCGGGTGAAAGCGGATCGCCTCCGCAAACATAGCCGCGCAACAAAAGTCAATCGGATTGTCAGGGTGCAGTTTGTGAAGGGCGCGGATTAGTGCCGCGCATTGGAGGATGTCGCCCATGCCCCCGGCGCGGATAATCAGGATGCCGTCATTGCCTTGCGCGATGTCTTTCGGGTCAACCTGGTAGGCATTGGCGGGGCGGTTGCGGAGTAGTTGCACCCCGGCGTTGCAAGCGTCCATGATGTAGGTTTTGCCGGCTATCATGTGCATGACGGGTTCGTCGTTTTCTGACTGGGTGACGGCATACATTTTAGGCTCCTGTTTGCGGGGTTTCGGATGCGTCGGGTTCAATCTGATAGTGCTCGTAAATCTTGTGGCGATGCGCGGCGAAAATCTGCAAGTGTTCGCAGTCCGCAGCGTGTTCGGCTTTCTGGCTTTTGGTCCATTTGCCAGCGACCTTTCTCATGGCAGTAACCTGCTTTGAATACTCCGCTGGTGTGCCTCGAGGGACAAACCACTTCTGCACCGTCTCGCCATTGACCGATGCGGTCACAAGGGTTCGGAACAAATCGGGGTTGATCGTGTAGCGGACGATCTTCGCCGTCTGTCCCTGCGTTGGCCGACCTTCCATCGGGTCGATCACTTCGCGCTTGTAGGTTGCGGAAAGCCTGTCGTTGCCAATAACGGGCACGATTCCCGCCGTCTTGCTTGCGACTTCGTAGACCTCTTGCGCACGGGTGGCGTAGGCTGCATCGACGTAAATCTTTTCCGCCTTGTAACGGTTCGCCATTTCAAAGACGGACTTCCAATCTTCACAGCGCTGGTAAGAAACGAGTCCGCTGTCTCCGCCGTTCGTGGAAAACCATTGCCGGATGCAAAGCCAGAAGTGATCCTTTTGAACGTCCAGAGTTGCGAGGATTGAACTTGGAACGTCTTTGTATTCTGGCAACACATCGCCGGGAAGCTGCCCGTATTGGTAATCCCGCACTCGGTCTATCAGGGCTTCCTCGGATGTCATTTCCGTCCGGCTCCAGTGCGGCTCGCTCCAATACTCTGCAAAGTAGACGCGCAAGGGTTGAATGACGTGGCCTGCGTTGGATTCAAAAGCGCGACCTTTGGCTGACAGGAAACGCTTCACTACTTCGCCAAAGGTGCAGTCAGCAAACGGGCACATAAGCGCGGTCACTTTGTAGCCTTTGCGAATCCCGTTCGGCGCGGTGTGTCTCCATCGGCCCCGGCGCACTAGGTCCATGCGTTCGGCTTCATCGATGCGGCGTCCGCTTGGTGTCTCGTAATAGGCGGATCGGGCGGCTTGTTCAAGATCCCACTCGTTGCCTGTCTTTGCCGCGTGATCCCATTTGAGGCCGTCAAATTCAAACGTGAACCATCCTTCACCGTCTGGCATTTCCCAGATGCCTTTCGTGGATTCTTGGTACAGCTTCCAGACGGGCGAGTCCCCGGGGTCGCCGCGCCGGGTGGGGTCGATGGAACCGCCCCAAATGATATGCGCCATTGCATAGGCGGCGGCTCGACGGCGGATCATGTCGATTGTGGACTCGGGGAATAGGTCGATTTCGTCCACGTACAGCCTTCTGTGTCCGTCTTGTTTCTGGGAAGTCTTGTTTGCCGCCCAAGTGACGCGGAAGTCGTGATCTTCAAAGCGGATATCTTCTTTAATGAACTTGGCCTTCTTGAACCGCTTTGCCAGCTCCGGCGATAGTGCCATTCCGCGAATGAGGCGGCGGTCAAGAAAGCCTTTGGCAAGGTCTTCCGTTGCGGACAGGTAAAAGGATGATTCAGGGTCTTCGCAAATGCCAAACCTTGCGTCGGTCAAAATGACGTTTTCGGAATAGCCAGAGCGGGAGGATTTGCAAACGACAATTTCCCGCGTTGCCGGGTTGCGTAACTCTTCCAGCACCTCACGCCAAAATGGAAGTCGGCTTGAATCAAAGCGCGACAGATAAGGCGTGTCATAATTCGGGGCGCGGCTGTAGTCTATGTTTTCATCCGCCCATTGCCAGCTTGTCAGGCTGGATCGGTGGGCATGGGTTCGATTTAATACCCTTGCAGCGATTCGGTTAAAGGCTTTCACCGCACAATCTCCCCGCCAATTTCCTGCACCTTGTCGAGATACAGCTTGACCGCACGATCAAACACGGCGTGGTGTTCCGGCAAATCGGCTTGTGCGGACTTTGCCCAACTCTGAATCACGGATCGGAGTTGCGAAAGAAATTCGGTCAACCCTTCCTCGACTTCCTTTTTGCTTATTAGGCTTCGGCTCTTTCTTCTGCCCTCTTCCACCATGCGCCTCGTTTCTTCTTTTGATTGCTCCAGAAGCTCAAGCTCCTTTTCAATGACGATCTTCAACCGCTTACATTCAAGAGCGGTCTTTTCTTCCTTTGTACCTGGACCCGCGCCGGGGTCGTATTCGGTTTCGGCGTTGCGCTTCTCTACAGCCTGAGCGACCTTTTCCTTGCTCCACCCTTCATCTTCTTTGGCCGGAAACCATTCTTTTGTAACCCACATGTCCACAGTGTGACGATGGACCCCAAACGCTTTGGCAATCGACAATTTGCTTTTGTAATAGAAATCACTCATAAGACAAGCTCAATGGTTTAGGTTGGTTTGGTTGCAAGCTGTCGTTTTTGCTGCAATTCTCGTTTTCCCATAGCGGTTGCAAATTTGAGTAATGAAAACACTGTCTGATTTGCTCAGGGTCTGTAAGGTCAAAAGCCGAACATGGGTAGATGTGATCTATGTGCCATCCGCTGCGCCCGTAGTTGTCCCAAGTCATGCCTTCTTTGAATTGCGACTCAAGGTAGCTGCGGAGAAACTTTTTGCTGCATCCCAAAAGCATACTTGTTTTAGACCTCTCGCCTTGCTTCTTCATAATGCCTGAAATTCTTTTACGGCACGCAATAAAAACTTTATACTCAGGGTTTGATTGAATTTTCAAAAGCTCAGATGCGTTTCGCTTCAATCTATTTTCAATTCTCCACTTTTTAGTCGCTGCTTTTGAACGCTCCCTTGTGTTTGCGTACTTCTGCTTCCTTTTTGCTAATCCGCACTTTATGCAAAACGATTTCACTCCGCCGTAAAACTTAGCATCGTCTTTGTATTGGCTAAACGGCTTTACCTCTTTACAGTAAGCGCATCGCTTCATTCCATCTCCGCCGTGGAAAAGGTATTTAGCTTCTGCCTTAGCCGCTGCGACCTTCCTCTGCTTTGCTACAGTCAACTTGCATCTGCAAGCCTGACACCAGCATTGAAGTTTGTCGCGCCCATGCTTTGCCGGACCGAACGCCTCCGCTGGCTTGGTCTGTCCGCACTTTCTGCAAAATTTGTGACTAGGTGTTTCCATATCTAAGCACTATACGCATTTTTATGCACATGTCCATAACAATTTTCGCATATGGACATAGCAGTGTCTACTTCACGCTCCT